TCATGGAAGTCTGGGAAAACGGAACGGGGCAACGTTTTGTAGAGAATCTACTCATTCTATTAGCAGATGTCCTTTATATCATTGGTGATATTGCCAGGGCGTTTAAAAATGCATGGGTGGATGACGGCAGAGGAACTGCGTTGATCCAATCTATTTTTGATGCTCTCAACAGTGTTCTAGAGCTTCTCCATGAAATCGGGCAATCATTCAGAAATGCCTGGAATGACGGCACTGGCGAGAAAATAGCTGCAAATTTGTTAGAGATATTTACAAATATATTTAATGTTGTCAGTGGTTTAGCAGATCAATTTAAAAAAGCGTGGGTTGAAGGCGGAACTGGTGATAGTATCATGTCCGGCATTTTGAAGCTTGTCTTAACTGTTTTTGAGACGATCAACAAAATGACTGGGGCAACAGCCAACTGGGCAAAGACACTTGATTTTAGGCCTTTGCTAAAATCTATCGACAAATTACTGAAAGCTATGGTACCTTTTGCAGAAAATATTGGTGCTGGTCTCCTATGGTTCTATGAGAACGTGCTTCTGCCGTTAGCTTCCTTTGTAATTCAAGATGTTATCCCAAAGTTTTTAGATATATTAAGTGCGGCGATTCGAGTGATAAACGAAACAATTGAAGCTTTGAAACCTTTAGGAACTTGGCTTTGGGAACATTTTTTGAAGCCTTTAGCCAGTTGGACAGGTGGGGTTATTGTTGCTGTATTAGAAGGGATAGCTAAAGCTCTAGAAAGTTTAGCTAAGTGGATCAGCGAAAATCAAATGGTAGTCGAACTATTAGCCGTAGCTCTTCTTTCTTTAACTGCAGCATATACTATTGTAAAAGCTGCAGTTGGCCTTTGGAACACGATAGCAACAATAGCGGCAGGGGTTACTAAAGCATTAGGAGCAGCAATTGCTTTCTTGACTTCCCCAATAGGAATAGCCATAGCAGCCATAGCAGCGATCATTGCAATCGGGGTTCTGCTTTGGAAAAACTGGGATACGATAAAAGAAAAAGCAGCTGAGTTAGGGGCATGGATTTCAGAAAAGTGGGATGAAATTTGGACCAAAACAAAAGAAGTTTGGGAAAACATTAAAAAGTTCTTATCAGACCTATGGGAGGGACTTAAACAGACCTGCTCAAATATATGGGAAGGAATCAAGAATGTATTTTCCAATTTCACCAATTTTCTAAAAGGAATTTTTTCAAGAGATTGGACGGAATCTTTTGGCTTAATTGGGAATGTCTTTAACAGCTTTTTCAAGGGTGTTTCAGATAAATGGGATCGACTGAAAAAAATCTTCTCTGGAATCGTTGATTTCATAGCAGGTGCTTTTTCTGGAGATTGGCAACGAGCCTGGGACGGAGTGAAAAATATTGTTGCTGGTGTCTTCGAAGGTCTTGTTAACACCATAAAATTGCCGCTGAATGGAATTATTGGCATGATCAACACCGTTTTTGGAAATTTAAACAAAATAAAAATTGAACTTCCCAAAGCTCTGGGCGGTGCGAAAATTGGTTTTAATTTGCCAAAATTCCAACTGTTAGCTAAAGGCGGAATCTTAACCAGTGCAACATTGTTTGGCCAAATGGGTGGCACGAACTTAGTTGGAGGAGAAGCTGGTCCAGAGGCAGTTATCCCACTAACAAGCAAAGTCTTAGGCGGAATTGGTGAAGGAATAGCAAGTACGATGGGTGCCTTTTCTGAAGTGATCATGCCGGAAGCATTGAGCAGCCCGTTTCCATCGTTTGAGCTCTCGGGTGATCTCATGGGAAACAAGTTCGATTTCTCTTCGGAAGAGTTGAAGCGAACGATTGCAGAAGCAATCATGGAAGGTTTTGAAAGCATTCAGGAATTCGGTGAATCTGGCGATATCATCATCCCAGTGTCAATTGGAACCGATCAGCTGGATCAAATTCTTTTAACAAATGAGGACCGTCGGCACCTAAGAAGTAATCGAAAAAGGAGGAGAAGCCATGTTAACAATCAATAACGTATCAATGCCGATACCGACTGCTTACGAAGTTTCAGAAGCAGATGTGGATTCAGAGAATACTACTAGAAGCGAGAGCGGCGTCCTCCATCGTGATCGTATCAGAGGTGGCATACGAAAGATACAGGTTACGTGGCGAGTAAAACAAGCGGACGCAAGACGGATACTAGCTGCAGTTTCTCCTGCGGCTGTATCTGTCACTTATTTAGATACTCAGACAGGTGGGAACCGTACGTCTAGGATGTATGCCGGTGACCGTAAAATGGCATTGGTCCAGCACCACAACACGTTAAGAGATCCGTTGTGGGATGTTTCGTTCTCGCTGACGGAATACTAGGAGGTCGGTCATGTATGCAGTAAGTGAAGAATACAAGCAAGCGATTGAATCACCGACACGAACGGTTGCTTTGTCAGGTGAGATTACTCTAAGCAACGGAGCATCCATATCATTTGATGACCGGAATATCCTCGCAGGTAGTGTTACTTTGAGCGAGCAGGCAGTTGCTGGAACGGATATCGAAATCGGCAATGTGTATATGAGTGAATTCAAGATCACATTTATTAACAGCACGTTTAGTCAAAAACATAATTTTGACAAGGCAGTGATTCGACCCGTATTTTCAATACAAATTGATGAGGAAGAACACCGATGGGAATCTGTTCCACTAGGCGTTTTCCATGTTGTCGATCCGGAGCGAATGTTTGCGACAACGGCATTGACGTGTTATGACAATATGCTGATTTTAAATGAACATCGTGAAGACAAAGCGGTAACAGGAACAGTCTATGAGGTTCTAAAGTATATAGAAGAAGATTCTGGAATCGAACTGAGTAATAGTGAGAGCGAGATTGAAATTTTTGTGAATGCTCAAGATACGATCATGGTCCCGTCGGCATTTGACGACATTATCAGCTATCGGGATCTGATCGGCTTCTTGGCGCAACTACTTGCATGCTTTGTGCTGATTGATCGCGATGGCCGCTTGAAATTGATTCGAATGAAGAAAGAGCAAGTCGTTCGAACGATCGATACCGATCGACGATTGAAAACAACAATCAGCGACTATATTACAGGCGTTTCAAGATTAGAAATGCGGATGGAAGATACCGTTTTGGTAAGTGAGGATGATTCTTTTTTAGGGAATCGACTGGAGTTGCCATTTAACCCGCTTTTTTCACAAGGAGATGGGGATTACCGTCGGCAACGTCTTGATAATATGTTAGAAGAAATTAGTCAAGTTCGTTATATGCCTTGCAACGTCCGTTTTGTGGGTGATCCAGCACTGCAACCAGGTGATTGGCTTTCCTACACAAATGGCGTAGCCGATTCGCCAGTTGAATCGATGCTTACACACAGTTTATGGAAATATCGTGGCGATCATCAGCTACAAGCAGTTGGGAAAAATCCAGCAGTCAAAGAAAGTACAGATAATAATGTCAGTTTACCGCCTTCGCAAATCATTCAGCTGACGGATTATTATTACAATTACGAGAATCTAGGAGATGTGACTTTCAATAATAACACCTCAGACTTGGATATCATTACAATTCTCTTTAGTTCATCCGTCGATAACTA